ACCGGGAGCTAGGCTGGCATCAGGCGCTCTACCTTCAGCTTCGCCAAACGCATCGTAGTGATCCTGCGCAATTCTAAACATGTTTGCCTGAAACTCTTCACCCGGCTGTATGCCTGCCGCCCTTGTCGCTTGCTTTGCCTGTTGCATTACCTGTGGGTTGACCGATAAATAGTAAAGCGGATCTATCGGGGCAAACTCCGGCAAACCCGTGGCTGGGTTTATCGAACCACGACCACCCATATTCATCAGCGCCTGCATCTCGCGTGGGTTGATGTGCGCTAATATGGTATCACCATCCCTGCCAAGTCTTTGCATTTGTTGCGCGACACCCATGATACCGTTTTGCATTATGTCATTCCCTGAATTTGACCACGCCGTATGTTTATAAACGACTGTTTGCTTGGATCAGTCATTTCAGATGCTGATGGTTCAGCGTTGAACCTCGACCTGTAAGATTGTTTAAACGCATCGACACTGCGGAAGTTCTCGACAATTAACTCCGCTGTCGCTGGATCATAACCTTCTGCTACGAGTTTTTCCTGCTCCGCATTTACACCAGCAACAGGTGGTACAGCGTCATTCAAGTCCTCCTCTACCGTCTCTATGAGTGGTTCTTCGTTGTCGCTTAGTTCATCCCTTGAATCATCGGGTGTGCCCCCGACCAGACTACCTATGCCTGAAAGCGCATCTGTTATTGACTTACCAAAACCTGACACACTGTCTTTAATTCCACTAACAGCTGTGCTTGTCATCTTAGGGTTGCCGACCGCTAAATCCATAAGGGTTGGTTGTCCCGCTATGGTGTTTACCACGTTGCCTAACGTGGTTGCCAGCCCAACGCCGGGAACAGCCAAGCCCATCAGTGTTCCAGCGATACCTACAGCCTGTGATATTCCGGGGTTGGCTGTTTGAAACCCTCGTTCGGTGATAGCATTTAAGTCCATCTGTGCATTAGTAGGATTGTTGGCGTGTCTTGCATCTATGACGCGATCTATATGTTCTTCTTTTTGTTTTTTACTTAAATCCACAATGCTAGCTGGTTTTACCCCATAGGTTAAACCTGCCTGAGTGTACCCTTGGCTCAAGTTTCCATAAGCGTCAGCGATTCCCGGTTCCTGTGGAGGTGTGTCACCACTATACGCCCTTCCACCCAATCCACCCATCGCCTCATTTCCGGGGCTACCTTGCGTAGCACTTACATTCCCACCAAACTCACCCGTTGTACCAGCGCGATCACGCGTGTCGTCATCTTCATCCTCATCGTTAACTTCGTCACCTTGACCATCTGTCCCTGTTGGACCACCGACACCACCCAGACCAGACATACCACCCTCTGCAGTATCGAAAAAAGCAGGTAACCCCGTCATCACATTCTGTTTCGCTTCAGGTAGAATACCCATTGCCTGTGCCATCGCTATGGTTTCTGGGTCCATGTGTGCAAGTTCGGTGTCACCGCCCTGCCCCATATCCGCTAAACCTTCAGCCGCCTGCATTGGCATCTGCTGTAGCTGGTCTACGTCAAACTGTTGATCACCGACATTTATAACATCGGGGTTTACGTTATCAGGCATGGCAGGTTCTGGTTGAGGACTAACCGTCTGCATAATGTCCTGCATAATTTTGTCTTTTTGTTCATCGGAAAGCTGTGGGACAACCATGCGTAAACTATTACGCATCCTGTTGTTTGCTTTGTCGTGACCTTCTAGACTTGTGATTCCTTGCATTATAACGACCTACCACCCAACGTGCGTTGCAATGTAAAACTCGCCTGTGGTTTCTGATAAAAATCAAACCAACCGTCACCGTCGTAACCTTGGAATACCCCAAGCGATTTATTGTAAATTATTGCGCCGACATTTGGATTTATAAGGTTGTCGCGTTCGTTCGAAGTATACGCTTTTGTTGTCTTTCCATCAAGGATTCTGATGCGTCTAGACTGTTCATCACTATCATTCTGTGCGACTTCACTGAACTGCCGTGCCCAGTTGTTCATATCATTTATAAACTCAGGAAATCTACTCATCTATATCCACCCGGTGTAACATCCATGCGAATGTCTCCTAGCCTAAAATCATCGTTGACACCGTTACAGCTTATACGCAGTGACATCTGCCGCGCCTGCACCCGATAGTCTAACTTGCTTGTTGTTTCTGTGACCTGTTGTGATGTTTCTGTTGTTTCTGTCGCAACAGGATACCGTCTATGTTTTACTGTAAAATCTACAGAACCACCTGACGATAAGATCAAGTCAGGTATTATCCTGCGCAGTTCCATAACGCGCTCACCGTCTTCTAGATCCATAGGCGCTGTCTCGATATGCGCTGCGAATGCAGAACCGTTTGCATTAGCGGAGTCTTCATGCGCATAGATTATCCCGCTTGAATCCACCATCTGAGGCACGTCAAATACACCACGGTCAATCATTGCGGTGCGGTCAAACGTACCAATCGACCAAGTGTTTTCTATATAGTTATATATAACGTAACGATCACACTCATCGGAATCATGCGGATATAACCACCATATTTCGTTGAACTCAGAATTATGTGATGCATATACCTTTTCGCGTTGTGCCGCTGAAAGGTTGTCAAACACATGATCTTGCACGGTGCATTGGATAACCTGCGGTTGACCACCTGCATAAACAAAAAACTGTTTTGTGTTAGACATCCAAAAACATTTACCATCCACAACAGCAAAACCGTTCGGGCTGATTAATCCACATGCGGAACCCGCAAGCTGTATGTCATAGACAAAGTCAATGTCACCGATATGTCTTGCTGTATATAACGCTGTGTCTGTGAAGAGCAGGTTCACCAAACGTGTTGACGTTCCCGCTACCAGCTGATTGCCTTCTGACAACACAACATCACCAGCTAAATTCGTTGCCGTTGTAATATATGTTGAGTCATCTTCTTGATCGGAAAACATAACCCGCATTGGATTGAATGTACCTGTGACACCTGCGGCATCCATGTTTGTGCCTAGCAAGAACACATGCCGTTCTGGTGATACGAACATAGAACCTATTTCGCTTGGTGCGATCACCTCGCTATTTGCGTTTTGATAGATCTGTGTTGCTCTCGCGGTTACATCTAGGGGCCATTTCCATAAACCTTCGAACCGTGGATTGAATAGCAGATCTTCACCAAACTGCGCTGAACTTACTGTACGCAACAACAAACCTGTTGCAGATCTTGCCGATGACCACGTACTCGCATTCCATGTCGATGTACCCCAGCCAAGACCCGGAACACCAGCGCTTCGACCTGTGGTGGCTTCATATGAAAAACCGACTGAACTGCCGCCGCCTGTTGCACTGCTCGATGCATTGCTTGATGCCGTAATAATATAGGTGTTGTCATTCGTGACACTTGTAACTTGAAATGTAGTATCAAGATCTAAACCACCTACTGCATCACCATTGCTGAACGTCACAAAATCGTTAGCAATTAAGCCGTGACTTGTGTGTGTAACGGTAACAGCTGCTGAACCACTGACTGTTACAAACGGATTGGCTCCCAGTGTACCCGAAGATCTGATGGGTGTTATATTATATGCCGCACCACCAGCCCAGACGTAGTGTCTTAGATTTGTATGTATAGCGAGATACTTTACCGTGGCGTTGTCGCGCCATGCAAACATGCCTCTCGGTGTACCATCTAACGCATCGAAACTTACAGCACTAAACCCACCAATTTTTTGCGCACGCCCCCGACGAAACCGCACATGGTCTGCATCAACAAATGCTGCCGTTTCCTGTGAATAAGCCGTGTCGTCTTTATTGACACCGGGCTGTAATGGTACACGTCTTAACATAGCCTACGCCTTTGATCTGTATTTCCTAGTTTTACTGGCTATTTTTTTAGGTTGCTTGGAATGCTGTTTTCCTTTTGCGGTGTCTTCGCGCTTCTTCTTGGTGGTTCTTGCATATTCAGCTGCTGTTAAATTTTTTCTTGCGGCTTTAGGTAGGTAACGCTCACCAGTGTCGGCTGACTTCTTGCCAGATTTTGTGCCCCAGTCTTGTTTTCCCCAGTTGACCAGAGATTCTTGAGGTTTCTTTAAACTCTTCTTAGTCTTTTTCGTAGGGGCCATTACTTATATCCACCGCCTGCAGCTTTATATTGCTTCGCAAGCATCTGCGCTTTTCTCGCTGACCACTGCCCAGCTTTACCGCCTTTTGTCCCTGCCTTAATCTTATTGAACAAACGCTTACGCATAGTCGGCTTGGTATAGTTACCTGCCTGATTAACCTTAGACTTTGCTTTTTTCTTTTCTGCCAATATCAGTACTCAATATGAATTGCATGAAACACCATTCCTGAAGAGAGCGCCTGACTGTAGCCAGCGTAAAGAATTGCACCTGCTTTTAACTCCAATGGCTCTGCCTCGGAGATGGGTCTCGCTGGATCATCGTTCCAGCAGAACTCAATGCACTTAGGTGCAGACGTAGCAGATACAGTGTTGGCAGCTATCGACTTTGTTAACGCTAGTCGTTTAGTGCTTCCACTGTCTGTTGATATCCACAAGTATAACACACCTGCGGTACAAGTTGCACGGGGCACAGCCCATATTTTTGTAACACGGTCGCCTTCAGAACTCGCCGTCAGTAGCGTCACCTGATTGGTTGGCGTGTCGTCGTTTAAACTGGTTGTTGCCGCTGTCGCAACTGCTGTTGAGTAATCGTGTGTTTGCGGATAAGCCGCGCTAGTAGTTTTAGCCATTGAATTTAAGGCCTATCTGGGAATGATACATAAGGCCAGTCACTGTGAGAAGGTAAGTCTCTAAGTGCCTGTCTGTATGTTTTCATTTCATCGGACATCGCAGGTGAATCATCTAAAGCATAAAAATCTGTTTCAGCTAGTAGCTCATTTCTTCTGGTTCTAGCTCCATCTGCTTCTGTTGCATCTAATTTCGCTTGATATGTTTTTTCCTGCTCTTCTTTAGTTTCGACTAC